AGTGCCACGAGTTTTCCGCCAACGATGCGCTGCAAGCTGACTGGGTCGCTCACTTCTCCCGCGCCATGCGCATTACCCACCACAAAGTCGCCGTTGTCATCAATCTCACCTCGTGCGGTTTTGAGGATGCGGGACACATCGGCATTATCTTTGACCGCGTGCTTTTCTAACGCAAGGAGCTCCATCTCATCGAGCAGATGATTGATCGAGTGCTGGATCGTGGGATGATTGCGCACACCACCGGCCCACTCAGGTTCGTGGACGTGCAGGATGGCAGAAGCAGGGAGATCATATGCTGAATTGTCATCTTGCAGCACACGGTAGAACACGGGTGCGCCATAGGCATCGAGGCCAACACCATCGACGGTTTCTTTTGATCCCCAGTCATCTCCAATGCGGTGGCTCTCGATCAATTGGATGCGTGGCTCACCATCGAGGTCGCGGGTTTTGTGAATGAAGTATTCGCCATCGATGTCCATGCCCCGACAAACGAGTGCCTGGCATTCTTCGAAAGAAAACCGCTGCGTGATGTCACAGCGCGCGGACCAATAGGAAAAGTATTCTTCGGCAGTGCGATTCCACGATGCGTCCGAAGATTGGGCCTGAACGCGGATGCCGTCACCAGTCGAGTAGATCGCCATGTTGGCCACCAGTTCGCGAACGAAGCCAGAATTCTTGTGAAGGTAGCGCGACTTGCGCACCAGTTCCGTGCGGATGCCTGGCGTGAGTTCCTTGCGTGCATCTGATGGAGAAGCTCCCGGCACCGCACCACGACGCGGCGACCAGTTCGCAGACTCAAACGACGATCCCCATGCTTTGGGCAAAAGCACGGGTGGGATGAAGAGTCTGGCGATGGATTGGAAACGATTCATTTCGCAAGGTGTCCGTGAATGAAAGAAGCCGATACCGTTCGTGGTCTGCCGTAGGTTTGCGGATCGAGCACCTTGAGTGCGTAGGCACATTCCTCTAGCACCTGATCGACTGGCATCGTGAACTGCTTCGAGACCGAAGTCTCAGCGTCGTTCCAGTTCATGATGGTCTTGCCTTCCATGAGCAGCGACTTCGCTTTCTGCTGGATGGCGAGAACTTCGGCGACGGTAAAGCCGGTAATGAAGAGTCCGCGAGCCATGGTCATTTTCCTTTCCAGGTTGAGTTGCGACCGCGTGTGTCGATGTGAATGAAGCCCGACGTCGGATACAAACCGAGACCACCGGAAAACTTACCTTGCTGACGCCATTCGAGCAGTCGCTCATACACGCGCTGCGGACTCACGCCATCGAAGGCAATGTCGAGTGCCGTGAATTCCTTGTGCTGACTCAGAGGAGCCCCGCCCACGGCCTTGTTGTAGGCAGGCGAGCGATAGGAGCTGAGAATGCGGCATGTTTTACCAAAGCTCTCGCGCAGTTCATCAACGATGCGTAGGGCTGGCACGATGTTTTTCCACAACTGCCGGGGCGGCGTGCTGTTCTTCACTCCCTTGCGTTCACGTGCAAAGTAGCTCGTAAATTCATCGGCACCAAAGTGACGAAATTGCTGCGCGGCAAACCATTCGCTGAAAGATGATTGAGACATGGCTTACTTGGTGTTGCGAGGTTCGACAGTGATGATCACGCGGCCATCTGGTTGCATGATGAGCGCGCCGTCTTTGGTGATGACTTCGGCGCTGGCGGGCAATGCGCTGCAGGACGAAATGATGGGCACGCAAATGCAGGCCATGGCCGCACACCAGAGGCCGACCTTGAAGGACTTGTTTGGCTTACCGTCGTCAAACAAATCGCCTAGCACGACGACCAGTTCTTTGAGTGCCAGGGCAGCGGGTCCGGTGATGAGTAGGTATTGCGCTTTTTCTTCATCGAGAAGATTAGCAATGCCCGTGAGGTCGAGAGCCGCGATGGTGGTGAGTGCCGAACCAAGGAAGGTCAGGAAGCGTAGGATGGTGACAGTTTTCATGACTCCTCCGGCGAGGTGTCAACCGGGGCAGCGGTGATAGCCTCGCGCCCGACGATCTTGAGCATTGTGGCCGCTGCCGCTTGCATGCTTTCTGTATCGAAGTAATGGTTCGGTCGGGAGCCGATCTGCTTCCACATCCAGTTACCCTTTTCTTTCACTCGCTGCTCACTTTCCAGCTGAGCGAGATAGTCATCCTCGATGTCGTCAGGCACTTCCCAAGTGGGGCCTTGGCTCGGGTCTTGATTGCGACGCAAACGAGCGAGCGTATCCTTGATGTTAAGGTTACTCCAGTAGTGAACGTGGCAATGCTGGCGATGCGAGAGCACGACCTTGCGCCGAGGTGAATAGAATCGCTGAATCGTTTTGCCGTCGCGTCCTTTGTGTGGATAGACCGGGCGACGGTCGCCAATGAGCGCTACCCAACCATGCTTCGCGCACTCGCGATAGACGTCATAAGTCGCGTAGCCCGCATCCAGAAACACCAAACTCGAATGCACGCCGAAGCGCTCTTGCATGACCTCGATGTCGGTGAATGTGAGGATCCGCTCGTTCCACATGAGGCGACTTGATCCGTCTGCGGACCATGAGCGCACGACCAGAAACAAGTGGTCCATCTGGCAGTCCACTGTGATGAAGCGCAGCGGGATGAGTCCCTTGCGCTCGGGCAGCGGTGCTGCAAGAATGCGACCAGTCTTCGGATCGATCGCCGCTTCTTCTTCCCAGGATTCTCCGCGCTTGTAGCCGGATTTGACGATCTCCAACTTGTAGTCCTCGACGTATTCGCGCCATGGCAGGCCTAGGCGTTTTTGATAGAACTGCTGGAGCAGACTCACGTCTCCCTTCCGCGCTGCCGCCTTGGCACGCAGATAGAGTTCGGCCAGTTGCCCCCAGCTCATCGCACAGAGTGCGTTCCAGTGGAAGCCGACGTTCTCTGCCGAGGCTTTGGGATTCTTCTTGAGGAACTCTCCGGTGGCATTGAGTTCGCGCCGGGTGCGCTCGCTGTCATTGAAGTAGTGATTGCAGGATTCGCAGCGTAGTGCCGTGGTGCGCCGAACTTCATCGAAGTCCCACTCCCCCGCGTCATCCCGGGCCGACTTGCTCCACTCGACGCATTCCCATTTGAACGGTTGGCGATGTTCGCACTCGGTGCAGGCAAACGTCCACTCACGTTGGTCAGTCGTTTCGAATTTGCGGTGTGTGTCGTCATCCTCCTCGCCGCCTTGGCTCATGAAGATACACTTGCCCAGCCAACCGAATGCCGTGACGCGGGCCTCCGCTTCCGCCATGTGTCCCTGGGGCCAACGCCACGTTTCATCCCCGATGAGCCAGCGGATCGAACGTCGCTGGAGGTTGGTCTTGTTGTGTGCGCCCAGAATCCAGAGCGTCATGCCATTGGTGAACTGGATCGCGTTGTTCTTGCGCTTATGACGGTGAACGCCCGTCGGCATCAAGCGGGCCACTGGTTCGCATTGATCGAAGAGCTTTTGCAGTCGAGATTCGGAATAGTCGCGTGCATCTTCATCAGTCTGGTCGAGCCACAAGGCTGGCCCGGGCAGGTTGGAAATGATGTAGCAGAGCGTTAGCTCAGGAGCGGTCGTCTTGGATGACTGGACTGAAGCGATGATCGAAACGAGGCGAATGCGCGGATCCACCAGTGCCTCCATGACCTCGCGAATCCATGGCGAGTTTTCCGAACGAAAGCGACCGGGATTCGGCGAGTAAGGAATCGCTTCGATGTGATCCTCGCACCATTGCCATGCAGGACGACGGTCGGGTGGTTGCCATGCTTCGCGCCAAATTTCCTTGAGGACATCCATGCCTCTGCGCGAACGTCAACGCGTCATCAACCTTCATGAAGGACTTGCAGCACCTCATCAATCGCACGACGACACTCTTTCTGGATGCCAGTGGCATCGAGTCCCGATAGCACAGGTGGCAACTCGTTCTCAAACTTAGCGCGCAGAATCGAAGTCGCCTGGGCTACCAGCCCGATCCATTCTTCACGCACCTTGGTGAGAGCAACGTATTCGCCTTTTTTCACTGCAATCCGAAGTTCGCGTTCTTCGACCTCGGCGAGCAACTTTCTCGCCTTGAGAGCTTCCTCGTTTCCGACCGGCGCCTTGCCTGCTTTGAGGCCATTGAGTCGCACAAACTCTCTCCAGTCAGCAACCGGCCACAAGCCATTCGATAGAGCCTTGGGAGCGCCGTCCATTTTCTGCCAGGTGGAGAGCGTGCGGCGAGTCACACCGAGCACAGAGGCAAGCTCAACGAGCGTCTTGGCATAAGCCAGAGTCTCCACACTACCCGCAGCTCGTGACTCAATGCGCCCCCTCTCAGCCACCGTTAGAGGCTTGCCCGCCGCGACTTTCTTCACGATGTTTTGAAAATCGGCGTCGAGGATTTTTCCTGCGATGTCTGCTGATAGTTCTTTTGTCTCCACGCACAGAGGCCGATGTCAAACCTATCTGAATGAGATCAGCCCAGTAAGATTTTACCGAGTTTCTACACTCCGCTTAGCATCATCGACAAAAATAATAATAATA